TCGGGAATAAATTCCGCGTGGATACTTATACTCTAAGTAGAATTCATCTTTCATAAAACATTTAATATCATATTTAGTTTTTATTTTAAATTCACTTTTCTTTCTTAATTGAACGCGCCTGTTATTGCTATAGTTCGAATTTTCCAACCAATTATCAATTGATAAGTCACTATCACTGTCTAAAGGAGTGAGGTTTTTAGTGATCCAAGATCTACAATATTCGGAAAATTCATGAACTAAGGCCGATTCGACAATAGGGATCTTGCCACACGCGCGCTTAAGTATCCCGCATAGACTAGTGATGGTGTCACCGTTATCAGCGTGAGGGAGTGATTCGCCATAAAAGTGCAAACCGTTTGAAACACACACCATTTTCTTATATGAATTAGGGTTTGTGTTGTCAGTTCTGATGATTTTATAGGACACCTTGTCCTTAATTTCTGGGATTGCTGGAAGTTCAATTTCCCCAACTCTATAGCCGAATCCATACCATCTTTGGTTGGGGATTTCTGAAAATCCATTTTCCTGAATCTATATAAATGATGTTGATAAATGAAATAAGCAACATATGCAGTGTTATTCATTGTAGTCGCTCCGAAAACTGGACTATAACGATCAATGTTGACTGACCATAAATGTTTGGATGCTTGATTAAATCTGATCCACGCCTCATTTGGCGTCATCAAGCAGTTCATATTCAAGGGCGTAAGTAGTTGAGTCAGCAATTCGTAACTAAAAACCAAGTACTTGTTTTCAGCCCATTTCATTCCATTGAACCAGAGTTTCTTCTCGTTTGGATTTCTCCAGACGGAATCATAAAAATTCTGAGTTTCTGTTGTGATTCTGGCACGCATATATAAAGGATTTAAATGATTGAGCTTTATGGTCTCTTTAGCATCGGGCCTAAGATCATCAACCAATTCCTTATTTGAATAAGCATCCTCGAAAACCATATTAAACTTAACTCTACTAGTAGTACTCGACCAAGGAAACCACCATTTGGTTTCTGTTTCATTTTCTGGATACTTACAATAGGAATAATTTTGTCTTAAAACCTCATCCAATGTATCTTGGTTTTCTTTCAAAAAACCAATCCTTTGTTTTCTCAAAATTTCATTCATGTTTGATTCAGCTGATTCTCTAGCCTTATCTGCTTCCACATCTTTGTATCCATCTAGCCGAGATTTTAGCTCTGCTAAACCGGAATTGACAAGATTCAACTTCTTATTGACCTTATGTTGCCTCCCATCTTCCCGACTAGATGATTTCTTTTTCTTGTTCCTTTGCGGTTTCTTGACTGTTTTAACAGTCTTTTTCTTCTTCTTTGTTTCATCACTTGAAGCTGAGAATAAATCATACAAATCACCGCCTCTATGGCGGGATGAACCTGGGGACTTTTCTTTTGGTTCTTTAGTGGGCTCATATTCACTAAGTGAATATATCTCCTCGCTGGAACCATCACAGCTG